TGGAACACGAGCTCTGTGTTCCCTGCACACTACTGCTCTTGGACAAATTGAGTGCCGCACTGAAGGCGCTGAAATGACCCTAACCCGCTGCTGCGGCGTACGCGACGCCGGGGTTGTGACCGGTGCGGAAAAGGCCAAACGCAAGGATGAAAAGCCGTAGACCACCTGGGAGCCGGGTGTGGGAATCCGGTCAGCAGCGGGCTTCCTACTTCGCTGACGCTACGTAGGACAAGGAAAGGAGAGAAGGATGAGCGAACTCATTGAACAACTGAAGTATGCAATCGAATGCGCGACGGATGCTTTGGCTGAGGCTGAAGTGGACGGTGGTAATCGCCTCAACGCTGCGAACTTCATCTTGTTGGCGATTGAGGCACTCGAAGGCGCGCAAGGAATGCTTGAGAAAGAATGACAATGGCAGGCCAGCGGCAAGGGCAGTACCTGCGACTGCGTTTTGTCCTGTCAGCACAGATAGGCCGTGGCCGCATGGCAGCGGCCTTCTCTTACTGAACGGAGGTGAGACGTGAAGCGCAGAAAGTTCTACGTGAATCCGGAGAAAAGCCCGCATTGTCCTTGGGGTATCTATGAGGGGCGGGCTATCTTAACTGTCGGGCGGACGAAACGACAAGCAGTCGTCAAGGCGCAGCAGATGGCCCGCGCCGCCAAGCCGAGCCAGCTCATTATCCGCCGGCGCGATGGCACGATACAGGACGAGCGGACGTACGGCGCTGACCCGTACCCGCCGAAGGGATGACCAGTGAGATTGCCAAAATATAGACAGCGAAGTCGCCGTGAGATTCGAGCGGCACTGAGTTGGGCCCTGGAAGCGCTGTCGATGGGAAATTGGTCCGTTGATTTGGTATTTGATGGGCAAGGCGACCATAAGAATTCAGACTTGTCCCACAACTGGAATAGAAAAACCGCGTCTATTGCAATAAAGGAATATTATCAGCATGGCGACATTGAGCTTTCCCTTAGTGCCTGCCGAAAAAGAGATTGTGATCCTATAGCAGTTATGTTCCACGAGATCGGTCACATGGTCACATGGCCAATCAAGATCAGGGATTCCGAAGCAATGTCAGAGGTGCTCTGGCAGATTGTGGCTACGCAGATCGGTCTGCTGTTATGGCGCGCATATCTCTTGGAATGTAAAGGGTCGTGATCATGAAACATAGATTGCCAGACGCCCTGCCCTGCCACGTGCTGCTTGAAGCGGCGGCGCTCGCCGCACGGTCGCGGCACCTGGCCCAAGCGCTTCGGCACCTGGAACGCGCATACGACCTGATCCCGAAGGGGTGCGGTCGATATGAACTATTGGCGAAGGCGGCAGTCGTGCTGGGCGAGGTGGCCGATGGACTCGCATCCTGGCGGGTCGACGTTGCGACGCAGATGAGGGCGGAAATCGGGCATGTGCGCGACCCCGACTTCTGGCACAACATGGAACCATTCAAGCATTTGGCTTCGCAGCCAAAGGATCATTTCGCAGAGATTCAGGAGCAAGGCGATAAAACGCGCAAGACGATGTGGTGATGGCCGACAGGAGGCCAGCAGCGCGAAGCAAGGGCCGAAAACATTTTGGGTCCTTCGCCACGGTTGTTGCGCGGCGCTTCGAGCGAATCAACCGCAAAACATCGCTGAGTTTCTTTTCCGGTCGCAGATTCAGGAAAGAGGTTGACAAATGGAAGTTGAGAGTTGGGAAATCGGGCGTCTGAAGCCCTACGAGAATAACCCCCGCGTGAATGATGCCCACTGAAGGCTACGAGGATGTGAAGGCGCGGGCGAGCGAGCGCAACCTGCGCCTGTCGCGCATCGGGCGGGACATCGCCCCCCTGCCCGCCGTGATTAACCCGGATCGCAAGGCGCAGGCAGCCGGGGATTTCCGCTTCTTCTGCGAGTCGTACTTCCCCCAGACGTTCAACCTCCCCTGGTCGCCGGACCACCTCAAGATACTCTTGCGCGTCCAGCAGGCCGTATTGCAGGGCGGCCTATTCGCAGTGGCCACGCCTCGCGGATCGGGCAAGACAAGCATCTGCGAGCGGGCCTGCATCTGGGCTACGCTATGCGGCCATCGGGGTTACGTCCTCTTGATCGGCAGCACTGAGAAGCGCGCGCAGCAAATGCTGCGGACGATCAGGGCGGAGTTCGACTCGAACGACCTGCTCCTTGAGGACTTCCCGGAGGCGGTCTACCCGATCCGCCGGCTGGAAGGGATACCCAACAGATGCGGCGGGCAACTGCTCGACGGCCAGCGGACGCAGATCGAATGGACTGCGCGGTCTCTGATAATGCCGACCGTGCCCGACTCCAAGGCCAGCGGTGCGATCCTCGACGTGGCCGGGCTGACGGGCCACATTCGCGGCATGAAGCACCAGAAAGCCGATGGGACTTCAGCGCGGCCCGACTTGGTCATTCTGGACGATCCGCAGACGAGAAAGTCGGCGCGAAGCGCCTCGCAATGCGAGACGCGGGAGCAAATCCTGGCAGGCGACGTGCTGCTCCTGGCGGGGCCGAAGAAGAAGATATCCGGCATCATGCCCTGCACTGTGATCCAACTTGGGGACATGGCCGATCACATCTTGGACCGGCAGAAGCATCCGCAGTGGCAGGGCGAGCGCATGAAGATGGTTTATACCTTCCCCACAAACGCCAAGCTCTGGGACGAGTACGGCGAGATGCGAAAGGAAAGCCTTCGGGCCTTGCGGGGAGGAATCGAAGCCACGGAGTTCTACCGACAACATCAGGCGGAGATGGATGATGGCGCGCAGGTGGCGTGGCCCGAGTGTTTCAACCCGGACGAACTGAGCGGCATTCAGCACGCTATGAACCTCAGGGTTGACGACGAGCCGAGCTTCTGGGCGGAGTGCCAGAATGAACCCCGGCCAGCAGAAGAGGACAGCAACATGGCGCCCAAACTGACGCCGGAAATCGTGCTCGGGCGTCTCAACAACCGCCCGCGTCGCAGCGTGGCGATGGCATGCGAGCACGTGACGGCGTTTATCGACATACAGGAGCGGCTGCTTTACTACCTGGTGGCGGCGTGGCGGGCGGACTTCACGGGCTTCATCGTCGACTATGGCACGTATCCTGAGCAACCGACGGGGGTATTCACCGGGAGGGATGCCCCGCGCACGCTCAAGATGCAGCACAAGGGTTCGGGACTGGAGGGCGCGATCTATGCGGGGCTGAAGGCGCTCACGGAAGCCCTCCTGTCGCGGGAGTGGCCCCGTGAGGATGGCGTGATCTACCGCATTGACAAGTGCCTGATAGACGCGGGCTGGAAGGCTGACGTCGTCTACGACTTCTGCCGGCAGTCGAGCCAGGGCGCTCTGCTCATGCCCTCACATGGTGCGGGCATTGCAGCGTCCCAGAAACCGATCAGCGAGTACGACCGCAAGCGGGGCGACACGATAGGCGAGGCGTGGTGGATACCAAGCGCGACGAAGAAGCGGGCGCTCAGGCACCTGCGGATCGACACGAACTGGTGGAAGAGTTTCCTCTATGAACGGCTCACGACGGCCATGGGCGACAAGGGGGCGCTGACGATCTTCGGCACGAAGCCGGAGATGCATAGGATGCTGGCGGACCACCTATGCGCAGAGTATCGCGTGAGGACGGCGGGCCAGGGAAGGACGCTGGACGAGTGGAAGCTGCCGCCCCACCAGCCCGACAACCACTGGTGGGACTGCCTGGTGGGCGCGGCGGCGTGCGCCTCGATGCTCGGGTGCAGGCTGGGCGATGCGCCGACGAAGCGCAGCAAGCGGCAGGACATGCGCGGAATCCCGTTAGCAGAGCGATGGCGAATGGCGCGTGAAAAAGATGGGCTTGGCGGATAATCGTAAGCCAGCAGTTCGGAAAGTAGCGGCACAACAGCAGGGGAAGCATCCGCGACGGTGGAAATATCCGTGGTTCGACAGCGATGATGCCCGATTAAAGGAACTATGGGGCAAAAAGCCCTCAAGGCGAGTTGCCCACATTCTGCAAAGGTCATATGAAGCGACGAAGCAACGCGCTAGCCGTTTGGGACTCTTCATTCACAGCAAACATCGAAGGTGGACTATCGAGGACAAGGGCTTGTTGTGCGAGTTTTATCCGTATGTTTCCACATCTGAAATAGCGGAAGCGCTTGGGCGTTCTCTCGGTAAGACGATAGGTATGGCTCACAGCATGGGCCTGCGCAAACTGGTCCGCGCGCATCGGTCGCCAACGTGGGAAATGGCGGCCGAAATCGCGCAGGAATACAGGTCCGGCATGACGATGGCAAGTCTCGCTGCGCGACACAAGAGCTATCTGAGAATGATTGCAAGGATACTACGAAATTCCGACTGCCCGATTAGGAGCAATGCCCAACTTGCGGCGAGCAGACGTGCGGTGGTTGAAGGGGCAGAACACAAGAGATGCACCCACTGTTTGATATGGAAACCTTGCACGGCAGAGTTCTTTCCACCTCGCACTGGAGACAAGAATAACCGTTTGGGTGCCAGATGTAGAGAATGCGAGTGTGAGGTGCTGGCAAAGAAACGGATCGAAAGACCAGAATGGCATGAAAGGCGTAAAGCATACAAACGATCTTGGGAAAGGCGCATGCGACGCGGCACATGGGTTGCCTTGTGGCGACAGGCCGCGGCGCAATTACTTTCTAAGGAGGTGGCAGATGAATGTGGCATTGACCAGGACTATGGTATCGGACGTAAGCAAGTTGATCTCTGAGTACGAGGGCAAGAGCGATCAGGAGCTTCAGCAGGCCGCCCAGTCGCTCGTAGAAATGACGGCCGAGAACTTTGTTCGCCTGGCGGTAATTGTCCAGGTCGCGGACGAACGGGGAACGACCGACGAACTCGGACTGTCCGGTTCTTACATAACCACGCTCCGGCGAATCGGGCGTGGAGAGGTCGTAGCCGAGGCATATGCGCGCTTCGGCGGGACGGCGCTTGAACCGAAACTGCGCCTGCTGTCGGCAACACAGCAGCGGAAACTGGCCGCCGGAGGCACGGTCCCTGTATATTCCTTCAACGAGGGTCGGCCCGAGAAGCGCGAGGTGGACCCGCTGAAACTGACGGACTTCGAGCGGCGGCAAGTCTTCGGACCGGACGGGATACAAGATGCTGCTGGGCAGCGATCCTACGTGGAAACGCAGGGAAAGCAACGTAGGCGCAGGGTCAAGGGAGACGTGATTATCGACCGTGCGGGCCATGCGATCATAGTCAAGGTTGGCGATGCAGAGGTTTCGCTTGCGAAGGACGACTTGCTCGACTACATCAAGCAGATATGAGACGCGAAGAAGGAAGCATGGATTCGGCGGATCATAAGCCGCGAGCGACGGCACGGGGCATCGGCTGCCCGAAGTGCGGGTGCAAGATGTCGGAGGTCCTGGAGACGCGCGGGACGATGAGGAATTACGTCTCTCGGAGGCGGCAGTGCAGGTACTGCGGGTTCGTTTTCAGCACCGTCGAGTTGGCCAAGCAGGAACTCCCGGACCAAGGCAAATGACCAAGATCATCCAGGGCGATTGTCTTGAAGTCATGCGCTAGATGGAGCCGGAGTCTGTTGATGCCATCGTGACCGATCCGCCCTATGGCGTGAATCTATCCAAGGAAACCTGTCCATGGGACACCTGGCCTGGCCCTGAGCCGTGGGTAGAAATGTATCGAGTTCTGAAAGGCCCCGGTCGCTTGGCGTTTTTCATCGCGCCGCGCAGAGCGCACATATGCGTTCCTGACGTGGTGGCGGCGGGGTTCCAGGTGCTCGAAGTGGGCTGCTGGATTTGCGGCGTGGGCCGCCCTGTCCACAAGACGCGGCTGAAGCGATGTTGGACAGCGGTTTATTTCTGTGGCAAGGAAACGCGGGGGCTTTTCCCGGAACAGGCGCGGGGCGCATATCGCGCAGTCTTCGACTTGGAACCACGACGAAAAGGGTCGCTGAAGAGGATACCGGGCAAACTAATGAGTCGGGCTTATGGAGGTGGAAAGATAAGCGCCTATCTTGTGGACGGCCGCCATTACTGGCCCGCTGATGTTGCCTGCGAGGTGGGCCTGGACTTCCCTGACAAACCGCAGTACGAAAAGATATTTGCTGTGAAGAGAGTTAACCCTAGTCCGGGGACTATCAAAGATCATCACATTACAGAAAAGCCCCTTGATCTCGTCGCGCAGATCGTGCGGCTGGTCAGCAAGCCGGGCGATCTTGTGGTCGATCCCTTCTGTGGCGGCGGCAGCACCGGCGAGGCCTGCCAACGACTTGGAAGGGATTTCGTCGGCATAGAACTTTCGGAGGCGTACTGCGAAATGGCGCGTAGAAGATTGGCTCAACCGATGAGCGTGGAACTTCTGTGATAGGACTTCCGAAGCAAAAGCCGTAGCCCTTGTCAAGAGGAAAATTGCCCCAAAACACGCTACCGGTAGTGTATTTTTCCGTTTTGGGGGCATAAAACGAGGAAGGCCCGAAAGCGGGGGTATAATAGTGGGCTGAAAAGCACAAGCGCCTGATCAGCGCCTCAAGAGAAGAAATCCAAGGGTCGCGTGGGACCACGTTCTCACGCGGCCCTTTTCTTTTTGGCGAGGCGGAGGACTGGAAAGATGGCGGACGCAGACGAACGTGAAGAGGCGATTCAGGACAACGTGATCGGGCCGAAGCGCGTGCGGGGCGACGAGGGCGAGGTCGAGACACAACCCGTCGGCGACCAGATCGAGGCGGACAGGTACCTCGGCAGCCGGACGGCCGTCGACGCCAGCAAGACGCGGGGCCTGCGATTCATGCGCATCTCCCCTCCTGGGGGCACTGGAGTATGAGGACGGGGCGCATCATGGCATCGCGGCACATTCTCGGGCCGAACGGGAAGCCCTTCGAGTTCGAGCGCGGTGGCCGCGCGGTGCAGGGCACCTACGATTCCGCGCAGAGCACAACGCTCAACACGCGGCACTGGGCTGCCGTGGACGCACTGAGCGTGGACCAGGCCAACAGCTACTCCGTGCGGAAGACGTTGCGCGAACGCGCCCGCTATGAGGTGAGCAACTCGCCCTTCCTGGCGGGCCTTGTGGACACGTTCGCGCTGGACGTGGTGGGCGCGGCCGGGCCCGACCTCCAGGTCATCCTACCCCAGGCGCCGGAGATCGCGCAGGACATAGAGCGCAGGTTCGCGCAGTGGGCTAAGGCGATCCGGCTGGGCAGCAAGCTCCGCACTATGGAGCGGGCGCGGCTGGTGGATGGCGAGGCCTTCGCGCTCCTGAACGCGAATGAGAACGTCAAGCATCCGGTCAAGATGGACCTGCGGCTGATGGAATGCGACCGCGTTCACAAGCCGAGCATCAACCTCAACGGCGATGAGACGAACATCGATGGCGTGGTCATCGACGACCGCGATAATGTCATCCGGTATGAGGTCCTGAGCCAACATCCGGGCGGGCTCAACTGGGCGGTGGCTTCGGAGTATGAGAAGTACGATCCCGAATGGATTCTCCATTGGTTCGGGCGAGAGCGGCCGGAGCAGCACCGTGGGGTGTCCGAACTCAAAGCGAGCCTCCAGATCGTGCCCCTGTTCCGGCGTTACCTGCTGGCCGTGGTGCAATCGGCGGAGTTCGCGGCGGAGATCAACGGCGTCCTGAGCGTAGACGCGCCGGCGTCGCAGGTGGACGAGGAGGACGCGCTGAACGACTTCGATGCCTTCGCGCCTGAGCGCGGGTTCGTATGGGTAGCGCCCTACGGCTACAAGCTGAATCAGATCGACCCGAAACAGCCGCCCGCCACCCTGCCGGACTTCCGGCGCGAGATATGGAGTGAGTCGGCGCTGCCGCAGCACATGCCGCGCAACATCGCAATGGCGGATTCGTCCACGTACAACTTCGCTTCGGGGCGGCTCGACCACGGGACCTACTTCAAGGGGATCGGCGTGCGCCAGGGGGACATGGGCCTCGAAGTAGCGGACCCGATCTTCGCACCTTGGCTGCGGCTCGCCCGCACGATTTGGCGCTGGGCCATCCCCGAGGAGGTCGACCACGAATGGCTTTGGCAGCAGCGCAATCCGATAGACCCGCGTGAGGCGGGCGCGGAGGTCGAGCGGATAGCGGCGGGCATAAGCACCCTGCCGGAGTCGTACGCGGCGCGAGGATTGGACTGCCGGGTGGAGTTAGAGAAGGGCGCCGAGGCTTTGAACATGACGCTTGAGGAGTACCAGCGGCGGATCGCCGACAAGCTGTTCGCAACCAAGCAAGCCAACAATGGCGACGCGAGCGCGCAGGCGGAGGCGTCCGCCGATCTTGAATCTGAGATCGAAGAAATAGTGCACAACGCCATGTCCCGCGCACATTAAGCGGAGGAATAGAACATGCCGTTCATCAATGAGCACGCCGCCCGGTTGAAAGACCCAGACGACTTCAAGGAACAGCCGGATTGGGCCGAGAAAGGCCAGAAGTTTGCCCGGAAGGCCGACGGTACGATTTACGGCAGCATCAAGGTGCCGGCGACGGTAGATGTGATCTGGGGGCAACTGAAGGCGCAGAACGGCAAAGCGGCGGCACCTCAGACATTGCGGTTTCCGACCACCGATTGGACGGCGAAGGCGGCCAAGAAGTGGCTATCGGATAACAACGTGAAGTATGTGAGCTTCGAGGCGGCGAAGCCAGAGGCGAGGGCTAGCGGCGTGGGCGAGACGCTGGTTTGCAGCGCGCCCGTCGAACTGCTGGCCGCCGACGCTGCGGCGGGCGAGCCTGAGAAGCCGCCGAGGTTCAGCATCACCGCCTACACGGGCGGCCTCATGCGCGTGTCGAGTTGGGCGGACCCTGTGGTCCTGGACCTGAAAGGCATGGAGCTCCCGAAGGGCGCGGTGCCCGTGCTCAAGAACCATGACGACAACCAGATCGTGGGCCACGCCGACGCGGAAGTCACGGCCCGGATGCTGAAGCTCCAGGGCGTGGTGAGCGGCGCGGGCGAGGCGGCGCGGGAAGTCGTGGAGAGCGCAAAGAAGGGATTCCCCTGGCGGGCATCCGTGGGCGCTCGGGCCGTAGCCACGGAGTATGTGTCTGCCGGAGTGAAGGTTGAGGTGAACGGGATGGGATTCGCCGGGCCGCTGAGCGTCGTTCGGCGCTCGCAGCTCGGAGAAGTTTCTTTCGTGCCGATGGGCGCCGATCGAAGTGCGACGGCGACCGTAGCGGCACGTTCTCCAGACGAGGGAGACATGACAATGACATTCGAGAAATGGCTTGAAGCGAAGGGTTTCAAGGCCGATGAGCTGAGCGAGGAGCAGAAGTCCACGCTCATGGCCGCCTGGAAGGCGGAAAGCGACCCGCCTGCGGACGCTGTTAAGACGGTTGCCGCACAACCGGCAGCGCTGGTCGATCCGGTTGCCGACGTGCGGGCGGCAAGCACCGTCGAGCAGAAGCGCATCCTGGGC